CTTTCCGTACGCATCAACTTCAAGGACAGGTTTACCTTCACCTAACTCATCTTATGGTTGAGAGTGGTGATCTTCCCTCTGCTCCGAATGAGATTGTCTTTATCTATGAGCTTAAAGCAAACCAAGATTATAAAGAGTTTGTAGTCAAGTACAACCCAGAGTTTACTAAAGAGCTGTTTGATCAAGCTTTGGACATTGCTTGGGCAGTTGACAACAACCGCCCACCTATGTGTAATATTGACTCTGTAAAGGGTTGCAAGCGTTGTGAATCATATAGGGGGGAAGATGCCTGATTACAGCTACAAGTGTTCAAAGTGTCAAGAAGTAACTGAAAATTTCTTTCCTATTCAAGATGGTCCTGCTCCAGCAATAGTATGTAAGTGTGGTGGAGAGGCGTTTCGTCAATATTCAACATTTGGTATTCAACTTAAAGGTGGAGGGTGGGGCGGTCAATGATTGATAAGAGTAACTATTCTTACAAAGGATTACCAGTAGTAGTTGCAGATGATGACTTTATTGAGCATTTGTACGAAAATGGTTTTGATGAAACTATAGATATTGCTGAATTAAACGAAGAGTGGAATGACTGGGCAAAGGAGAACTTAGATGAGTCCAATTGAGTTAAGGGCTGCTGTAGCTAGCAGTAAAACTATTGCTGCATTAAAGTCTCAAGGATTAGTAGTAAACGAGGAGTACAGTTACAACGCTCCATCTCTTCCAACAGATATTACTGGGATGATGGAAGAAGAGGTCATGGACTTGTACGCTAAATACGTTGCATATTTAGAGTTTATAAGTTTGCAGCTTTGGTGTGCCGAGGTAGACAAAGCAGAGGCAGACAAGAACTTAGCCCTAATTAAAGCTAAGAAAAAATTAACTTTAAAAAGTTCTGGTAAGGCAGTATCTATGATTGATGCTGAGGTTGAAGTTGACCCAGACTATCAAGAAAAGTTAACTGTTCTTCAAGAACTTTCTAACTATCACGGGTTAATTCACATCATTTCTGATCGTTTGTCTAAAGACATTTCTCTTATTAACCGGGAGATCACTAGACGAGTAAACATTAACAAGGCTGTTGGTAGAAGCAGTTGGTTAACACCATGACTTACGAACAACTATCTTTATTTACCGATGAAGAACTTGGTTTACCTAAGGGCCCTACTGGCTACCCTGGGTATGAAATTATTGGCTTGACTGGTTATGCACAGTCTGGCAAAGACACTGTTGCTTCTGTATTAGTAGAGAAGTACGGCTACCGTCGCATTGCTTTTGCAGACAAGATTAGGGACTTCTTGTACGAAATTAATCCTATGGTTGCCTGCAGCCCTACAGGTTACCTGCAAGATCTGGTAAACCTAGTTGGTTGGGATAACGCAAAGCAAGAACCTCAAGTTCGTAGGTTATTGCAAGACCTAGGCAACTCCGCTAGAAAACTATTTGACAAAGACATTTGGATTACTGCTGCTTTAAGCACCGTACAAAGCGGAGAACGTGTTGTAGTAACAGATGTTAGATTTGAGAATGAGGCTGAAAAGATTAAAGAGTTAGGCGGTCAGCTCTGGCGTGTAAAGCGTGCTGGGTTTGGTCCAGTAAACGATCACGTTTCAGAATCTGAATTAGATGGGTACAAAGTAAGTCAGATTTTTGTAAACAACGGTACTTTAGAAGATCTAGAGGTATTGATTACTACTAGGATGCGTAATGCCTTCCCAAAGTAGAAAACATCGCGGTTATAAGTCGCAAGATATTTTGGCAGACAAGTTAGTAGAAGAGGGTTGGCCTTATGCAAAATCTACTGGCGCAGGTAGGACTGGTACTGACGTTACCGGAACTATAGGCATTGATTGGGAAGTAAAGGCTAGAAAAGACTTTAACCCTAGCGCTGCTATAAAACAGCTAAAAGAACGCGGTGATGGGAAAATTTTGCCTATTGCAGTACTTCGTCTTAATGGTCAAGGTCCGGCAAGCATCGCGGATTGGCCGGCAGTTTTACGTTTAGATGATCTAATCAGGCTGTTAAAAGAAGCTGGATACCCTGACTTAACCCCTTAAATCACGTACCTTTTACCTTAGAGGGCAACTCTAAATCGAAACCTAAGGACTACAAAACGTGATAGATAAAGATTCAACCGAAGAACAGTTCCTGCGTGTAAGCGCCGGTTCTAATGCTCAATCGGTAGGCTCAGCCATAGCCCACGCTCTATATGAGCGTCCACAAGTAAAATTAAGGGCTGTTGGAGCTTCCGCAGTAAATCAAGCAGTAAAAGCAATTGCTATTGCTCGTGGATATGTCGCACCTAGAGGTCTAGACCTCAGCTGCCGACCAGGATTTACTACCGTAGATTCTCGTGACGGACAAATTTCAGCAATAGTCTTTACTATCAATGTAAATTGATATATTCTTTATTACAAGAGATCTCTTAACAGTTAGGAACACCATGGCAAAAAGCTCGAACCCAAGCCCTGACGAGGCGCTTGCAGGTATGGCAAAGCAAGGTCGCACGCCTATGAACAAAGATGGAATTAAGTTCTCATCTCCATCTGCAGCACCAAAGGCTGGCACACTTGTACCAAAAAAGAACACAGCAGCTGGCGATCCGTACGCACAGCCAAAAGCTTCACGTGCAAACGTGTCTGCTACAGGACAAGACCGTGCAGGAGCAGCCTATTCAATTAAGGGCGGCCCTCGATATACAAAGATGACCGATCCATCAGCCGGTGCAACACAGGCTAACGGACGAATTATTTCGACCGCTGCAAAGCGTGATCGTGCAAACTTTGATTCGGGTAACAGCACTTCTTACTAATTTGATGTATGCTAGTAACTAGGCCTTGGGGTTTACTCAGGGCCTAGTACTGCAATTGGACTAAACATCGGAGGGCACCAATGTCATTGCAAGATTTGTATGCAGAAGTAAAAACAATGAACACTTTAAAAGCGTGCATCGTAGGACAGTGGGCAGCTACCCTTTCTGAAGAAGATAAAAAAGCTTTAGACACAGCTATTGAAGATGATGATTTAAGTACAAAAGATTTATTTATGTTACTCCGCCGTGCGGGGGGCACGTTTGGCAAGACCGCTGTTCGTGACCACCGACAAGGAGATTGTGTATGTCTTTAGCAGATGATTATGATGCAATAATTCAAACCAGTAATCAAGGTTCTGATAAGACAAGTAAAAATATTCCAGAAGCATGGCGACCACGTTCTGAAATTGGAACAGATGGTGGCTTTATTGTTTCTACTCCACGCCCAGATGGCAATACTCCTGGCGCAGAAGAAATCCTTATTGAGGCAAAGTTAGATCCAGCTGAGTGGATTGTTGTATCTCATCGACGTTCACGTTGGCAAACCTTTAATGGAGACTGGCTAGAGTCTTTTAGAGTTAACGTTGTTCCATCAGATAAATCAACTGCTCCTGACTACGATTTAGAACAACTACTTTCTTTAATTGTTAATTGGGAACCTACAGAAGTTCTTAAATCAAATGGTGATTTGACTGCTGTGTATAGCATTGGTGATACTCAGTACGGTAAAGATGACACTCCAGCTATTATTGACAGAGTTCTTAAGTCTATTGATGAAGCTGTTGAGCATCACAAGTATTTAACAAACAAGTATGGAATTAAACAGATTGCCTTGCCACAGCTTGGCGATTGTATTGAAGGTATGACAAGTCAAAAAGGTAAGGTAATGGGGCGCCATGACATTGGTGTTTCAGAGCAGGTGCGAGTTGGACGAAGAATGCTTCTTGCTCAAATCAAAGCCCTTGCACCTTTAACTGACAAGATAATTGTTCCGGTAGTTCCAGGTAACCACGACGAGGTACAGCGTTTCCTAGTAGGGCGTCCAGAAGATTCTTGGCAGATTGATGTTGTTGCTCAGGTTGAGGACATTTGTAAGGAAAGTGAGTTCTTACGTGATCGCGTTGAGTTCCGTTATCCAGCAGCAGACGACAGCACTCTTACTGTTAACTTAAGCGGTGTTATGTACGGCATGGCTCATGGCCATCAAGCACGTGACATGGTTAAGTGGTGGCAAGGTCAAGTTATGGGACGTTGTTCTGTAGCGGATGCAGACATTCTTAACGTGGGGCACTATCATCACTATCGTTCACAAAACGTAGGGCCACGATTGTTTATTCAAAATCCAGCAATGGATAACGGTTCTGCTTGGTTCCGTGATAAGTCTGGGTTTGAAAGCGCACCAGGACTTATTTCTTTAGTTGTTGGTGAGGGATTTGATCCTCGAAGAGAGTTAATTGTTCTTGGCGGTAGAAACGACCGCTAGCGCTCAGACCACCACATTCCAAGGAGAGTAACTGCAAAAAGAGTTACTAAAAATACTCCTTGGAATGTGATGTGTGTGAGGTAATACATTACTTACCGCAGCAAGAACACTTAGTAGCTGCAGGTGTTGCAGGAGCTCCGCCAAACTTAGGGCGGCCAAATCCTACGATAGAGATCATAACCTTCTTAGGGTTTTTCTTATAAGCACGAAGCTTTTTAGAAACTTGACCACCATTACGTTGTGAGCCCTTTTCATCTGGGCTTGTGTTTCCTTCAATGCACCAAACTGTTCCATCACCGTTGTCTTTGATAACAATTCCAACGTGAGAAATTCGATCGACGCCATATGAAGGGAAATCAAAATAGGCAATATCCCCTGGTTCTGGGTCAGCTAAATCTCCATCAATCCAAGAGTTAGCTTTTTTAAATGCTGCTGCTCCACTAGGCGTATAAACGGTATTAGGTACCTTTACACCGGCTTCGTTAGCGCACCAGTTTACAAAAGACCCACACCAAGGTTGGAAGTTAGCTTTTGCATACTTGCCATACTTTGTTTCATTATCTTTAGGGCCTTCAATAGTTCCTAGTTCTGCTGTAGCTACTTCAATGAGTTTAGCTACTGTTCCTTTATCTGCCATTATCGCTTATCCCAATCTTCATCTACAGGTTGTTCTGCTGGAACCTCGCCGTCTGGTTTAGCACCTGACGAAATAACAATGTCTTGTCCAGACTGAACTGCTTCAACTTTTAGGTCTGCGGCTGTCTTAGATTGTGCGTCTACTGCTGCAAAAGCTGAGTTAATTTCATTGATGTCTAGCTTTCCATCGTTCATAAAACCACGGGCAAGCTTTTCTACAACAACTGCAACGGCTGTAAGGCCAGCCACTGTTATTGCTTTTACTGTTGAGATGCCTGCAATAGCTCCGGCACCGATAACTGATAGGCCGCTAGCAGCAAATGTTGCAACGATTCTCAGAAGTATGTTTCCTACTGATTTCATATTATTCCTCATCCTTTGGGTTACGTAGTGGGTAGGTAACGGCCCAAGCAATTAATGTTCCAATGATTGCGTACCCAACTACAGTCTTTGCAGATCCATCAAGAACAACCCAGGCAATAAACATGCCTAACAATGTCCATAGTTGATCAATCATGTCTCTAATAACTCTCACGGCTTACGTCTCCTAACGCCTTTAGAATCTCCTGATGGACCTCCGCCACCAGAACTACCTCCGCCACCAGAACCACCAGTGCTTCCACCAGTGCTTCCTGTTGCTGCACCAACTGCGTTTATCGCAGCGCCTGCAGCCACAACGGCAGCAACTACCATTTCTGTTGCTTCTTCACGTTCTTCTGTGGACATATCAGCACCGATACTTCCGAGTGCTTGGAGGGCTTGACCAGGGTCATCAAATATTGCGCCAATTAACTCCGCAGGGTTCTCTAGTAGCACGAGGGCTGCGGCAACGTCTGCTGTAATGATAACTTCATTTCCGTTTTCATCCTGCCTAACCTCTACA